TGCCACCGCGCCTGAGACGAAGGATCGCGTCGTTATTAGCAGCGTTGTTCATCAGATCATCCGTGTGGAGACGACGGAGCAAGACAATACTGCGATCATTCATGAGCTGATCCTGAGGGCGTAATCGTGAAAATCGACTTTGGCGATTTTGTAGAAGAGGTTGCCGAGGCTGTCGTCAAAGAGGCCACGATCGATCTGCATTCAAAGCTGAAGTTGTACGAGGCAGCATCTAGGGGCGGTCTAGGCACACCTGTTGATTCGGGCGTGCTGATCGGCAACTGGCAGATGACCCTGGACAACCCAAGGCAAGGTCGCGTGTTCAATAACACGGTGTATGCAGAGCCAGTAATCACGGGCGAAAACCTGCCGCCGTCTTGGGTCAACAGCAGCGGCACTCCTGAGTACAAAACGAGGCAGGGCACGCAAGTGAACTACCACGAATCAATCCTTGAGGAGGTCGCTGACAAAGACATGCCTAAAATTGTCAGTAGGGCCGTCCGGAGGCTTGGCTAATGGCCGCTGCTGACCTCAACGCAATCCGCGCAACGATTGAGGGCAGGCTTGCCACAGAGCTTGCAGGCAGCCCTGCCTTGCCGGTGGTGTTTAACAACATGGCGTATGAGCCGACGCCAAATAGCTCTTGGGTGCAATGCCTGACCGCCTTTGGGGCTAACGAATACCTAGGCCATGGCCTAACGACTAGCGGCTACAACCGAATCGTCGGCTTGACCCTGATCAACATTTTCACCCCCAAAGGAGCAGGCCCTGGCGCGAACCTTGTCATTGGTAAACGTATTCGAGATTTGTATAATCGAATCATCGTGTCGGGGGTTTTCTTCGACGCTCCAAACGGCCCAGAGGCTACGGGTTCTCCCAGTCCCGAGGGTTATTTCCAAACACAGGTCCGTGTGGCCTTTGAATTTATCGAGGAACTCTGACCATGGCCGTCCTTCGCGGAGAACAAGGCGCAGTCCAATTTGACGCCGCTGGCTCAAGCAACGCCACCATCGTTGGCACCCGCAGCTGGAGCCTTTCAACCACCAAAGAAACTCTGGATGTCTCCAAGCATGGCGACACCTTCCGCAGCTTCGTTGGCAGCATGATCAGCGGCTCTGGCACTGTTGAGCTGGTCTACGACCCTGACGCTACCGGCCAAGCTGCTTTTCTCGAAGACGTTCTGACCACTGCAGATACTGCGGACGCCACGTTTGAACTGTTCACAACTGGCACGACTTCAGGCAGCGATTCTGTGAGCTTTGCCGGAATCATCACTGACATGGAAATCACTTCCACTGTTGGTGAGATTGACATCGTGACCTGCAATTTCGTCACCAGCGGTACCATCACCGGCAACCTTCA